CTTATCGTACCCTTTTACAGAATGGCCTCTACACGCGCAGGTCTCACAGCCGAGGGAGCTCTTTATGAGTCCGTCGCCCGTGGGAATAAAGATACATATTTCTTTCAAGATGACCCCGACAAAACACGAAACCCTTTTGAGAATCGGTATGAACGTACACCACCTGTAATTAAAGAACTACGACGTATACCACCCCTAAATGGAGCTGAATTCGGACGTAGTTGTGAATTTGAGTTTGAAATCGCAGGAGATGTATTTGTTCATCCGACAATCCTTATAGATCTTCCAACTTGGTTACACCAGATCAAGCAGCTTTGAATCCCACTACGACAATCACTGATAACGCAGGAAATACGTATGGATATACAAATGGGATTGGATATTTCCTATTTAGTAAGATTCAGATTTACCAGGACAAGCTTCTTCTACAAGAATACAGTGGCGATACATTATTTGCATCAAGAGCTGCGCGTGGAACGTTGAACTCAGCTTATTTGGAGAATAGACTGGCAGGATGGCACGATGGTTCTGTAGAAAGTATTGGTGGTAATGCTACTCCAGAGCGTCTTCGTCTAGAACTTCCATTTATTGGAGAACAAAATGGATTTCCGAGTATTGCGATGCGGCATCAAGCATTTAAACTTCGTTTGGAACTCAGAACTCTAGAAGAGATTGTAGAATCATCCGGTGATACAGCGGCAACTCCGTGGCTGCTTCCAAGTATGAAATACGGCCTCAAGACATTTAAACCTCTTTTAAAAACGGCAATCGCATCCCCTACTCTTCAACTTGAAACACGGCACATATATACGGATGGTGAATCTCAAATGGCTTTACGAAAAGCTACGATTGAGATTCCATTTAATCGCGCATATGAGAATAAATTCACAATTGGTCCTACAGATTATTCTCCTCTTACAAACGGTGTCGCAGCATATGTAACACGACGCGTAGATGCGCAACATCCGGCCGCGCGTCTTTTATGGTATATTCGCACACAAAATGATTTACGAGCGGGTAGGCGATGGAGATTTTCCCCAAGTCTTACGACTGAATACTACGCAGCTCAATCGCTTATTATAGCTGGGCGAGATCGTGAGACGATGTTTACACCATTTATATGGAATACACTCACACATCACGCAAAAGAGGACCGTGATCCTGGGGCAGGATTCGGTGAAATGTCGTGGAATCTGGGTGATATTCGTGGACCGCATGAGTATCAACCAGAAGGTTCTGTGAATTTTACAACAGCTGATAAGCCGACAATATATACGAGTCTTGCTGCCACTCCAAATGATACACGACTGGGAGGACCTAGTACAGAAATGGTAGTAGTGATTGATACCTGGGCAATATATATACTTGATAAGGATAGAGGATATTTGAAATACGGGAACTAAATAGGCCACCTAAAGCTAACGCTCCACTAATATATAGGACAATGCAGACACTTCGGATGAGCGGATGGCTTTCTGCAAAAGTAGATGATCTCAAAACCGCTACTGCTGCTGATATAAACTCGGAAGATCTTGGAAATATTGACCATTACTACAATCTGATGGGTTCCGACGCACCTATAGCTACTATTCTATATGTGGCAAAACGAGATATATATGAGGGTCAGGAGACAATGTATCTTTTAAAGTCAACAAATATGCCGCATACGTATGACATCTATAATAACAAACTTACTCCTTATTGTATCAAAGTGCCTGACACGAATCTACATTCTGCGCAGATTCACGCGCGTGGATACGGAGCTATTCTTCCTTTTATGTATAATCGTGGAGTACATAATATTCAGTGGGAAAATACCGATGGAACTTTCTCACAGATTATTACTGATGTAGATGCTCAAATAAACGCAGCGAAATCTTCCACAGATGATGTGAATCTGCCAAAGCCGAGTTATACGAAAGATATGGCAACATTGGGGCGTGGAGTTCAGCGTTTTCATTGCGATACACAACTCTGGGGTGCTAGTACAGTACAGCTCTTTAAAGATTTGGGTATTAAGACTTGGGAAGTGGCTATTAATCCGAGTTTTAATAATCGCGAAGATCTTGTTGGGTCTTCGCGGCAATTTCAGCATTTTCTTGAGTGTCTACAAACACAATTTGAAGATGCTATTCACGCAAAAAAGCTAAGAATAGTGGGAGTCTTTGAAGAGAAAATATATGAATCCCCTTTTTGTTTTCACAAGGAGAATACGGAGGCATTTAATGATATTGATGTACCTATTACGACATCTGGGCGTTATAATCTGTTGGACGAATTTTCAGTAGAGTGTATGGCGATTGAGACAGTGGAGCCTTCTACGAATCCATTTCTTGTTTCGCGTTATACCAAGAAAACGACAGGAGAAGTTACTTTCTACAAATGGACAAATGCTGGTGGAAATGGAAACTATAAGTCCCAGCTTCTTGCAGAGCCTTTGGGGAACTTTATTCCTGATTTTACTATTACATATGGACGCTCAGAGAATGCCAAGCGTTATGCGGATGTCTTGCGCACTTTGCCAAAAGAAGAACGTCACGCACTTCAATATGATTCTATTGAGAAGTATGCCGATGGTGTATATGTCTCTGTGAGTGGTATGCGTATAGCATTGAAACCCATTGAAGCAGGTGGAAAGAAAGTTGCAAATACAATGGATCATTCCGAGCAGCGAATGTTTCTTGATGTGAAAACAAAGCGTATGAAGAAACACATACATCTTCAAGATTGGAAAGAAAACTCGCGTTTTACAAATATATCAAAGCCTTTAGAGAATCCTTTGATTTTTGCAGTACAGGCAATGCAGTGTTTCCAGAGTCGTGCATTCAAGTCACTGCCTAAAATGAATGCGCGAACAGAAGAACAATTTATTGATACACTTGGCTCAAGTGCAGCGGCTACTGGAGATGCAGGAGCTGCCACGGATGGACGTAATCTAGAAGCTCAGTTTGGTCGCTTAATGGAACGAGAATTTCCAAGTATGGAACATATTATAGGAGATCAAACTATTAAACGCGATATTTTAGAACTTCCTCTAAACTCGGAAGGTAATCAGGCAATTGATACACTGCATTGTGCTCAAGAAGAGAATCTTTGGATAGCTACTCAAGTAAAAACGGGTGAACGCGATAAGGAAGATGCATTTCACAACTTTGTAAATACATTCCGTCTTTTACGAGAGCGAGCTCTTGCTGCGGGATCACGTTGTTTCGGTATCTTGATTCATTATAAGGGATTGAAAAAGGATTCGGCATATGAAATCCTTTCTAAAGAACCTGGCTTGTCGGTAGTTTCGCGTGTAACAGGAGAATCAAAAGAAGAATTTGAATCACGGTGTTTTGAGCACGTTCGTAAGATTATAAAATTTTATTAATCTGGTCTAAACAAAAAACCAGGACGGTAATCAGGAGATGTCATCGGGTCCGACAGTAAAAGATGTAAGCTCGTATTTGAAAAAAACTTTCACTTTAGAGAAATTCTCTACAGGTGAGGGTGCGAGTTTTAGTGGAGGTCGTTCTTACGGCATAAAAACTGCTATCGATAGTACGTGGGGAGGTACTCCTAGTCCTACTACTCCTACTACTCCTACTACTCCTACTCCTACTCCTGCTCCTGCCCCTACTGCTCCTACTGCCCCTAGTGGTCGTTCTATCACATATTTTGGCGGAAAATCATCTGTCGCAACTCCTATAACTGCTACTGCCGCACAGAATATTGCTACATCATATGACGCTTCTACAGAAACAGCAAAACGACCTCTAGGAACAATAGTAACTCTTTTAGATCTAACAAATCGCGATCTCCAAGAAAATGATTTATTTCCATTAAAATCCGAAATCACGTGGTTTACTCGTGATACGGAACGGCGTGTTCTTACATTTACTCCTACTGTACAAGAAATACCTCTTCGTGGTCCAGGAGCATTTGGACAACGTTTTTCATTTGATATAGGATCTATTCTTGTAGGCGATCTTCTAATAGGAGCAGCTCTTCAAATACGTTTATCTCATTGGCTTGAAGCACAGGCACAACTTCTATATCAAGCTGGAAAGATTACATACGATGATGTGCCGGCTGCGTGGGAATATGCAAATAGTCTTGGAACTGCCATTATTCAACAGGCCGAACTCGAAGTCGATGGCAAAACGTTGGAAACGATTGATGGAGATTTTATTAATGTATTTAACATTTTATATGCAGATTATAATCAACAATTTGGTGTTTCATACGATCATCTCGGTCGTATTCCAATCTCTATTCTTTTGACACAGCAAGCTCCACGATTTCTTCCTACAGAGGATGGAACTTTAAATTGTCTACTTCCCTTTTTTTTCATGCGTTCAAAACGACAAGATGCTCTTCCATTGATTGCGATTCGTGAAGGACTTGTAAAAATACATATTACATTGAGACCCTTTGAAGAGTGTGTCCGCCAGCTTCGTGGATATAGAGATTCGTGTAATGCAACACCTCTAAATCAAACCTTAGCATTTCATAATGGAACAACGGAAGTTTCATATCCTACAGTTGCGAATCCACCCCCATTTAAATTCATTCAACTTCTTACACAGGGTGCTATAGTAAATGGACCATTTCGTCAGCGTATGCTCCACGACCCTTTTGAGATTCTACACCGCGAACTTCAAACATTTTATTTTGAAGAACCATTGAAATATTCGATTGGAAAACGAAGTGTTGATACGATTCGTATCCAACTACCATTGGAGGCGAATCATCCTATTGAGGAAATAGTATGGTTTATACGAAGGCGTGGAGTTCGTGATAATAATGCTTGGACAAACTATTCATCTGTTCTAGAAGCTGAATGGGATGTAAGAGCAGCTCGTCAACCTCTTCTTCAGAATGCGATCCTACAGGCAAATGGAACAACTATCTGTGATGCAGATGAACAGTATTACCGGCAACTTATAGCTAGTGCGCATAAGGGAGGTGCGGCTGCATATAATAACTTTATTTATGGATATCCGTTTGCAAAGACACCTGGAGAACATCAGCCAAGTGGATCCTTTAATGCGAGTCGTGTAAGTTCATTACGGTTGATTTTAGATGTGAAACCACCAGGTGGTATTTTAGATGGAAACTGGGAAGTCAAAGTATTTTGTATAGCTCTTAACTGGCTGCGATTTGAAAATGGTATTGCAAACCCTATGTTTGAGGATTAAATCTACAGTATATATAGAACTACATCAATGCAAAACTATGTAACAAATGTAGCGGCTGCGGTATCAGGATATGAAGGATTTAGTTCAAACCACCCAGACGCAACAGTGCTTTATAGAACATCGTTACTATTGGTATTTGTATATATGGTATATACTCTTTTATTTTCTTATGGAGCTGCGCGGCTTTCTTATAATTATAATTTGAATATTGGCACATCAAGTGGAATGACTGTACTGTACGTTATACTATGTTTCCTATTTAGCGGGTTTTATTATCCATATTATGCTATTATGTTAGATCCATTAGGAAAGAGAAGAAAATGATTTAAATCTTATCTAAAAAATAGAAATGCCTTCACCCCGAGGAAATAGAAATACGCGTAAACTTGTACATAGAAGTCCTAGAGGATTTCGTAAGACTATTGGAAATGCGTGGCAGAGTTTTACAGGACTTACTAGACGTGCTGGAACGGCATTAAGACAAGCTGGAAATAGAGTTGTAGGTTTTTTTAACCCTGTGAGGCGTTGGGCAGAAGTAAGAGCAGGCAATAGAGAAAGACATCGAGAAAGAAGAAAGGGAGAACGTGCCGCAAGCAGTGCAAGAAATGCACGTATTAGAAACGCTTTAGGAGATAGAACTCCATTTCAACTTTCAGTAAGTGCACACGCTTCTTCTTTAGGAAATAGCTTAAGAAGAACAAGAAAATCTATATCAAATGCTTTCACTTCATTGACTCGGAGATAATGATTACATTTTCCGTGTTTTTCCCCGTCGTCGAGCATTAAAATATGTGTGGAATTTATTTGTTGAATATCCATATTGAAATAACATAGATGCCTTGGGAATACTTATTTTTGTATGTAACATTGGATCCGTAATACCTTTCCAATGGAGTGGATAAAAATAATTCATTGGATACATATGTATATCTGGAAAATTATCCTTATGTTTTGTATACATACGTGTGACATAAAGTGGTCCTACGCGTTTCCAGGCAGGATCTTTTGATTTCTTTTTTGCATTTATTACGAGGCCATCGAGAAGTATTTTTATAAATGGATGTTGCCGTATAGTACCAATAAGGCCATTGGCAACTAACCGCCTTGTATTATTATGTTTAATAGCTAATTTGCGTGTTTGTGTATCTTTTTTCTTCAGATTTTCCCATCCAAAAAAAACTCCAGCTTTATTCTTATTTAAAAAAGCAGCAAACTTTGCGGGCTTCATAATGACGGAATCTGCGTCAATATAAATCCCACCGTATTGATATAATGCTAGGAGACGAATAATATCTGCTCGCCCTGCCATTTCATTTTTGAAATTTATATATTCTTGCCGAAGACCTGGAAATGAGCTCCAATCAAGAGAATCTATGCTAGAATCCGTCCATACTTTATATACATATCCATATTGTTTAGCAAAATCTTTTACTGTTTGAATCCATTCAATAGGTTGTGCGTTTGTTCCAAGCCATATTTGATGTATTATTTTTTGTATTCCAGCGCCTGTTTCGGCCATCCTATTTAACTTTGAGAAAATACATCGTGCTAATAATAGAATGTTACTATATCTTTTGTCTACTATAGCCGCATTTGTATATGGACAAGATATTGTTAATTCTACAGGATGTACAACACCTAACTGTGTATTTGCAAATCCAAATCTGCGATTTGGAAGTGGTACAGAAAACTCAATAAATACGTGGGGGTTATTTCAACAACCTTGGTATTATTCTCGTATTGCAAATGCCTGGTATAAGCTTACATTTGCGAACTATCCTCTTGATACTGCGATTGGATTAGGAAGCGGCTCATCAAGTTGGAGTGGTGCGTTTATTACGGATCTTTATAGTCTCACTCCTACTAATGCATTCATTGATTATAGCAACTTTACGGTAGACAGTAGCGATACTACAAAAACGGTAGGTCACGGTATTATTGTAGCTCGTCGTAGTTTTATAGTTTCCGGTCAACAGCTTATTATACAAAATATGTTCTCTTTGGGCCTAAATGATAGTTTCGTAAAAGTGACTGCCTCCATCATAAATAACTCTACGGCTCCAGTACAAAATCTTATTATTTGGATTGGGACTCGTGATGATTTCGTAGGTACAACTGATGTAAATATAAAAACACGCGGAAATCTTAATACCGGTAGTTTTGTTCCTGTAACCGCAAATAATCAGTCATCGCGTGCGATTATGATTACAAATCCGACGGAAGGAGTTCTTTTCTATTCAGAAACGCCCGGAGTAATGACGGCATTTTCTGTGTGTTGTTCTTTCTCAAATGTATATAATACAAATCCTCTGACGCTTGCCCCATCTACTCCGACAGGTACTGATGGTTCTTATGCGGCTGTATTACCTATTGGGAATTTAACGTCAGGGTCTTCTGGAACTATTGTTTGGTATTACGCGGCAGGAGCTATTTCTTCACTTGGAAGTGTGGCACAAAGTGTGGCAGTTGATCAAGTAATAAGTGTAGGAGGTTTATCTAGTTCTTCAACTGATACAGCCACTACTACACCGACTGGTACACCCACTAACACACCCACTAATACACCCACTAATACACCCACTAATACACCCACTAACACACCCACTAATACACCCACTAATACAGCCACTAACACACCGACTGGTACACCCACTAACACACCCACTAATACACCCACTAATACACCCACTAACACACCCACTAATACACCCACTAATACAGCGACTAACACACCAACTAATACAGCCACTAACACACCAACTAATACAGCCACTAACACACCAACTAATACAGCCACTAATACATTAACTAGTACACAATCGCCCACAGCGAGTCAAACACCTTCTTCAACATCTTCATTTCCTATTCGGTTCATAATCGCCCACGATCAGGCACCTGTTATAAATATATCAAATACGATATTGAATACATTTGTAGAAAATATTAAATCGGATAATAGTATTTTTGTATATGTGTTTGTGCCACTTAATGTTATTGCATTATTCTGTTGTTTTGCAGGAGCCGTGTATGCCATTTGGAAACGGTATCAAGTACCTGAAAGTCGTTCTGCCTGGGAATCGACTGCACCGGCAATACAAATACGAACACCAAGTTTACGCTAGGCCTAAGTAATCACTCTCTCAGCTTTAAAGAGATGGTGGCCTCGTTGCTGCGAGTTATTTACGGAGGAGTTCAAGATTCTAGACTCCTCTGTCAAAAAGGGCAGCCCGATATTAGTTTCTTCATTAAAGCATTTATCCGTGCTGGCAGATTCACAACTCAATGGGCGCGCCTAGATTTTGATACTCTTCCGACACTTGGAAATACATCTGTTATTACATTGCCGAGAAAAGGCCATCTCATATCGCGTCTATATCTTGTTACAACAATGCCTGACATTTCAACAGCACAAACTGCAGCGAGAGCGTGGTGTCAAGCAAATGGAAAAACATTTGCAGGTCCCACATTTGGTTGGACGAACTCTCTTGGTCACGCACTCATACAAAATGCTACGATTGACATTGGTGGTACGCGGGTAGAACAGATTGATGGACGTCTTTTAGAAGTCTTAGATGAATTTTACACACCTTTGGAGAAAGTATCGTTAATGGATAAACTTCTTCCAAGAGATTCATCCAACTTTACTCCGGGGCGATTTGGTAGTACATCTATAACACAGGCAACAACACCTCTTCCATTTTGGTTCAGCTGTGGTGATGCGGGAACATTTCTTCCGATTGATGCTCTTCAAGCGGATCCAGTAAAACTTAGTATACGATTTAATACTCCTGGCACACTCTATGTAAGTTCTGCACAGCTAAGCACAGCAACATTAAGAGCTCTTCCTGCGGGAGGAGAAGCTTATTGGCCATTAGCAGAATCTCCATTTTTTTATTTAGATGCTGCTGGAACTAACAGAGCGGGACTCAATGGAAATCCTCAACAAACGATTCGTGTATCACCTATTCCACAAATTACTACAAGCACAGAACAACTCCTACAAGTGCTTGGTGATACTTACATTATGGCCGAATATATCTATTTAGATCGTCCTGAGGCAAATAGATTTCGCCTAGCAGATATTCAAGTTCCTATTTTACAACATTATGCGTTTGATCCTATAGATACAAATGGTACTGCCTCTCAGAACTGTTATTTAAAAATCGCAAATCCCACAAGAAATCTGTTTTTCTATTTACAACGGTATGAAGCACCGTATTATAATGCCCCTTTTCTATCTACAAGAGATTTATCGGGTACAAATACAGGAACACCGTGGTGGCCAAATGCCTCCCAAATAGATACACGCGTTTATAAAGATCTCATACCTGCATTTACATTCAGAAACTCGGAACCATTAAACGCAATAGATCTTATTTATGAAGGAAAGCTTTATAGATATAGTACAACAACACCCTCTATTTTCAGGTCATTGCTACCGAGTCTAGAACAAAAAAAGT